GCTGTAGTCCAGATTTTACAGTTTTCCCGGCCGCAGCATCTCGATACGCACTTTTTGCAATCCGGATTTCCCGAATATTCATTGTGAACTGAATTCCACCGCTAAGATCTACAGCGCGGGATGTTTGAAACGATTCAATGACTGCGTTCGACAAAATTTCTTTTCCGATATATTTCACATAGCAGCCTTGTTTTTGCAGCAATTCCAATGCCGTTTTTACTGTTTCCGCATCCGTTCCAACCAATTTCCCTGACAAACTGATTTCCAGCGGCTCTTGTTTAACGTGATCGGTCAGCACGGTCCCGTCTTCTACTGGATGATCGGATATTGAAACAGACCGGCTCATTTTTTCGCCGTCTTCATCCAGAAATAAATAATATTGATTGATGTATGCCACGTTCCACCACCTTAAATCTGATATACAGGCGGATAGGCACGAATGATTTTAGAAAACGCATCATCTACCGCACCTTGCACCCATTGCTTTACCTTTTTCTGATTGGCATCGGTTGTTCCACCGGATAAATACAACGAAAATTGCGGTGCATAGGAAACCATATTGCTATAATTCCGCATGGATGTGCCTTCCATTGTATACCCGCCAGAAAAATCTGCGTAATCTGAAACAGCCCGTACAATTTTTTCGGTCTCCTGCGCCGGAAATACCGTGCTGCCTTGCATGCCAACAATCAACTCTGGTCCTTCTTCGCCGGCAAGGAATACGTTTGCGGCATCGGTTGTACCAGACGCATTGGCTTGTACTGCAACTGCACCACTTATACCACCTTCCCCAATTGATAATCCAGCGCCACTAAGGACTGATTGAATTGCATCTACAAAACTTTGTGCCGCTGCTCGTGCAGAGCCAACACGACTGTATATGCCACTGATATATCCATCCATTGTGGAATTGGCGTAGCCTTGTGCTTCTGCACTTAAATCCAGATTAGCAACATCTTCTTGCATTTGACCAATTGTGGTTTTCATCGCTTCGTCCAGTCCGGTCTGCCATTCCGCAGTGAGTTCTGCGGTTTCTTGCTGTGCGCTGTCTACTTCTCCGATGGTGTTTGCCAATTGAACGACAGCTTCATCGTTCCCGGATTGCAGATTATACACAATACTAGATGCAAGCCCTGCTGCCTCTTCTGTGCCAGATTGGGCATATGTCATCAATGCATCATAATTTTCTTGCGTAATGCCAAGGCTCTCTGCTGATGTGCTTTTTAACACTTCAAGATTCGAATTGTAAGCGTTCCAGAATTCCAGTTGAGAGTTCATTGCTGCTTGCGCCGCTGAAACAGTGGATTCTGCATCTGCTTGTGCGGTGTCAAATAGCCCAAATTGCCCGGAGAAACTCTCATAAGCAGCCTCATACGCCTCATCATAAGCAGCGCTCAGTTCATACAGATCATCGCCATACTTCGCCAGGATTGCTTGTGCTTCTGCCATACCCTCTGCTTGTGCATCCATTGCATCTGTTGAGCCAGTAGTTGCGTCTGTCAGCAGGTCTGTAGCATCTGCCCCATTTTGAAGTTCTTTCACCATGGAGCTATACAAATCTCCTGTATCATCAATAGTATTGCAATAATCTTTTAATGCCGAATCTGCACTTTTTAGCTCCGCCTCTGCTTGATCAACGATACTCTGCTGTGCACTGATTTTCTGCGATAACCGTTCTTCATATCCTGCATCCCAATTTTCATCAGATACGCTTTCACGATACTTATCAATATTTTCATATGCAGCTTTCAAGCTGTATAAGTCTGCTTTTGCATTTTCTAATACATCGTATGCATCTGAATAGCTATCCTGAAACTTAAAATCACTGATTGCAGTGATTGCGTCTTGATACCGTGCATCATTTGCAGCAGCAATGATTTGCTTTTTTAGGACTTCTGGATCAAATCCTGTTAGCTCTCCGGTGTCGTAATTGACCTCAATGTTGCATTGGAACGTATCGTTTAGGTAATCTGCATAGGATTGCATCACGTCCAAATCTGAATTTGTTTTTTCTGATTTGTCTTTTAGCGCCTCTAGCATGGAAACCGCACGGAAGCCATTAACCTGCATAGAATCAATTTCTTCTGCGGCGTTTTTATGTTCTTCCGTGAATGATGCAAGTGATTCGGAAGCATCATCTAATTTTTCTTGAAGTTGGGCAATGTAGCCTCCGCCTTTTTCATACTGCTTATTCAGCTTGTCCAAATCCGCTTGCAGGCTTTGGACGGTTGCGGAGTTGTCACCGTACTCTTTTTTTGCTTTTATCAGAGCGGAACGAGTGAGCTCTATTTCGCTCTGGCATTCTTCCATTGTTCCGTTGTAGTCCTCAATTTCATCTGTAGCGTTTGCAAATCCAGATGCAATTCCAACCAATCCTGCCGTACCACCAATTAAAAGACCCGCTATTGTTAAGAACCCGCCAGACGTTACATTTAAAGTGGCGCACGCCTTGCTAACAGCGCCAATTGCTCCGGAAACAGCAATCAGCCCAACCGTCAGCACACCAGCCGCCACCGTTGCCGCTGTCATGCCAGCGGTTAGTGCTTTGTGCTCTGCCGTAAACGCCCGTAAATCCTCTAACCCACTGGAAAGTCCCTGTGTCAGCCAACTGAGTGCCGGTTCAAGTGTTTCTGTTACCAAGCTGCCGGCACTGCGTTTCAGCGATTCCAAAGAGGATGCAAAGTCATTATACCGAATCTCATTGATGGACTGCATGGCGCCTTCCACATCCTGATAAGCAGCGCTTGTGTTGTTTAGGGAAGTAATAACCTTCATGGCATTATCTTCACCAAGTGCGCTCCAAACATTGGAGGCAATGGACAGCGCTTCTTGTTGATTGGTCATTGCAGATAAATCCGCAATGACCGATTGAAATACTTCCTTTTGCGATGCAGTGCCGACTTGCCAGCGGACAAACAAATCTTGCGTCCGTTCAGAAAAGCTGTCGATATTTTCCGCAATACGCCCATCCGACAAAGAAATAGAGAATTCCTTTACAAAGTCGTTGACCTTGTCCAGATTATATGCGCCGCTGTCCAAACCGTTTTGCAAAACTGTAAACATTTCCTCTGCGGAAAATCCAGCCTGTGCCCATAATTGGGAGTATTCTGCAATGTTGTCTGTTAATTCTCCACTCTTGTCCAGACCATTTTGTGCACCGGTTACGATATAGTCAAACGCTTCTTCTGCGGTTAGCCCCATATTGGTCATTAAGGCGCTGACACCACGGAGCGTTTCATTGATATCACTATCGAATGTATCACAGAATACCATGGCATCATTGGCAATCAGCTCCATGGACTCGGTGTCCATTCCTTTAAACTGCTGATTTACCAGTGCAAGGCTGTCAGAAACTTCCTCTAAACTCTGCCCCATTCCATGCGTATAGATTTCTGTTACACTGTCTTTCATTTGCAGCATTTCTGCCGCGCTTTTTCCGGTTTGACTTTGTAGTTTGTTGAATGCTTGCTCTGCCTCATTTACATTGTCAATCAGTTCGTGGATTGCAAACGCACCCGCAACAGTAGACAGTGTATCTTTTAAAAGGTCTGCGGCATCTGACAGTGCATCCATGCCCTTTCCGCTTGCCTCGAACCCTTTTGCACTGCTCTGTGCGGAATCTCCTACCCCCTTGAATTCATCTCCCAAACCGCTTAATTTTGGATCCAGTTCATCTGTTTGATCCGCTATTTTTTTATAGGCAGTTTCGGCTTTCAACAATGCTGCTGCGCCGTCAACCTGGAATCCAAGCTTCACGATTGCCTCACGCAGCACTGATTTTACAGACGTATCGCATCACCTCCTACCCATTCGCCGTTTGAGATCTTGCTCTGTTTTTAGCTTTTCCCGATATCGTTCCTGCGCTTCTTGTTGAAGATCTAGCGCAGCATTGGCTTCTTCAATTTCGTCCCATGTCATGCGGTAAAAAACTGTTTCATAGTCAAATCCAGCATCACTTAGAACCAGCCGCCAGAGCGCCAGATTCTTCTTCACGTTCTCTCGAATTTGACTGTTCTTCCTCGATTTCACGAAATCGGCCGCTCATCACGGACGATGCGAAATTGACAACCGCCCGCAGCTCCTGCACGCTGTCAAAATCTTCAATCTGCAACCCGGGCGGATCTACAATTGCATTACTGAGCAGGTATTCGTAAAATCCAATTTCATTGGACTTATATCGATCAATTGCTTCTAATGCCGGTCGTACGCCATTAAACTGCGCAGTATACGTAACGCCTTTGATTTCCTTTGTAGCAGTATAGAACTTATTCTTTTCTCGTTTCATGTTGTTACACGCTCCTTAAATCATATCAATATCCATATCTGCAATGCAGATGCTCAGTGAAATATCAGACGCATCGCCTGTAAATCCAGGAATCTTGGAAAACATGGCGTAGTTTCCGCCCGCACGCCGTCCAGTTGACTTGTCCGTGCACCAAATTGGGAATAGCGTATGATTCTTAGCCAATTCCACCAACCGTGCATACTGTGGGCAGGAGATCTTTACCGGCAACGTGCATGTGCCGTTCTTTGCTGCATTTACAGCGAAAACAGACGCACCATCTAATCCTGTGCTGAGGGTGACAGAATCGTTGCTGTAATCGAATGTAATAGGGCTTTCCCCTAGCCCCGTGATATAAACACCATCAATTGTCAATGTGACCTTGGACGGGTCAAATACAACCGGCTGAATTGCATCCATAATCAGTTCCTCCTTTTTTACAGTTCCATGTTTACACTGATGTCTACGGTATCAACAGCGCCCTGCGCAGTAAAGGTTACCGTACCAATCTTATAGGCACGATTCGCTAGATCTTTCGCATCCACCTGAGAAACAGACGGGTAATCGACCGTGTACTGATAGGTGTTAGCTGCCTTTTTAGCAATCATGCCCTTGCTGCAACAGTCTGTCATGACGGATACCGCAGCATTTTCCAAAATTGAAATGCCATCATCATTGAACCGGACGATGTCATTATCGTTTAATGCTTTCTGCGTAACAATAGTCAGCTGTTGCACCACATAATCTTCCGTGTCCAAGGTATCCAGATAGCGCTTGTTTGATGCGGATTTTCCGGTTGATGTGACAGTATCGCCGCTGCGCTCTACAACTGTGAAATAGCCATTCTTGTGCAACGTATCCAGTTCCTTTGCAGTCAATGCAACCGGCGCAATTCCGTTAATTACCATATTCCGATAATTAATGGATCCTGCAATTTTGCCTGCAACTGCACCAACGACAGCTGCA